ATCAATCAGTTCTATGATGACGGACACTATATTACTTACTTAACTGCGAGAGGTATGGGTAGGTATAATAATAGTCGTCAACTAGCAGAGAAAGAGTTCTTTGATTTCACTTATAATCAGTTAAGAAATTGGGGTTGTAAGTTTCATGAACTCCATCTTGGCAAACCATCAGCTGATTACTACATAGATGATAAGGGAGTCAATGCAAATGAGTTCTTCTCACCCAATTAAACATGTCCCCAAAGGCTGGGGATATGAAAAGTGGATTGTAAACAACGATCAATACTGCGGCAAACTTCTCTTTTTTAACAAGGGGAAAAGGTGCTCATGGCACTATCATAAAATAAAAGATGAGACCTTTTACTTACAAAGCGGTCTCATCTTATTGTTCTATGGAAATGTAGATGGTCTTGAAGATGCTGAGACTTTGGTGCTAGAGCCAGGAGATAAGTTTCATATCCCTGTAGGTCTCAGACATCAGATGGTTGCGTTGGAAGATTCTGAATTGTTTGAATTCTCAACGCAACACTTTGACTCTGACTCAATTAGAATTCACTGTGGTGATTGACATAATCGAATACCGTTTTGAAGTTGTAGTCAGTTAACCAATTCATATCTGCTTCAGTTATAAATTGATATTTACCAACGAGGTTTGGTGGGAAAGGAACTTCCTCTACCATCGCCTCGGTTTTTTGTGCGACGCAATCTGCAACCTGTTGAATACTCACTGCTGTTCCAGTACCAAGGTCATAGATACCACTTCCTGCACTGTTAGATAGAACAACATTTACAATATCTCCAACCCAGATATAGTCTCTGTATACTTTATCTGATCCAGCGAAGGGATGAATTTTTCCAGTAGCAGACTGCCACTTGAACTTACTTACAAGACTAGCCTGCTCTCCCTTGTGTACTTCTCCACTACCATACACATTAAAGAATTTGAATCCTTGAATGTGGGAAAACCGATGCATGTTATCTTGCACCCAGTAATCTACTGTTGCTTTCGATAGTGCATAGTAGTTCAGCGGATTAATAATGCCGTCTGTAGACACACACTTACCATAAGTAGACGCCGAAGATGCGTACTTGACTGGGATACCATACTCAATTGCCTTCTCAAATAATTTAATGCTATAGTCGATGTTATAGCGATAGATTGCATCAATATCTTTGTCGGTGGTCCATGATCGAGCACCCAGATGGATGATCATGTCAACTTCATCCCACCGATTGAACTTGTTCAGTAGATCAAAGCAATTATCGATGTCAATTTCAAGCACATTTTCCATGCTTCTGACAAAGTGCCCTCCGATAAATCCCTTGGCACCAGTAACGATGTTCATAGTCAGATACTTTTTAATATATATTCTACCATACCTAAATATAAAAAAGGTGCTCCCCTATAGATTTTGAGGCATGACACTTAAAAGATATACACTGGCTGTTACGAGTCCAGAACACTGGGATGATATTCATAGTGCTCTCACATTAGACTCTAATCGGGATGGAATTCCCGATAGAAAAATTACATGTGTCGATGCAAAATCCCATAGTGCTACTCGTGGCACTTATGAGTTGACGGAAGAGGAAGCAGCAGAGATTGCTCGTCATCCATATGTAAAATGGATTGAGTTATCTCTCAAAGATAACAAAGATAACTTTCCCAAACCCCAACTTGTGCAGCCGCAGAGGTGGGACACCGATGTAAAAATCTATAGAGATCTTAATTCTCCCAATAATCCTCCAACATCATCTCCAACATCTGCAGAAGAAAATAGAACCAATTGGGCAGTACCTAGAATTTCTGGTATTGGTTCTAACGGAGACTTCTGGCCTAATGTAACTGGAAGTATCGCACCTGTTACTGGTAATGTAAATTACCTTTATGATGGTAGAAATGTTGACATCGTTATCCATGACTCTGGTGTTCTTCGCTCTCACCCAGAGTTTCTTAACGACGATGGTTCTTCCAGAGTAAAAGATATTGTTCTTGACTTCCCATACTTCTTGGATCCTGGTTGGTTCCAGACTAATGGATTCACTATTACATTAGATGATGGATCTACTGGAATTACAACTGCTTCTGCTGAAGCATGGTGGGAAGATAATAACGCTAGATCTACTGAATTTAATACTCTTCCTGAAGTTGTTATTCCATCTGGATATACTAGAAATGGATCCATTGGTATTGGTACTAATGGATCTAGTGCTCTCACTAGTGGTCATGGTACTGCCTGTGCGTCTCTTGCTGCTGGTAAGAACTTTGGTCTGGCATTCAAGGCAAACATCTGGAACATGCCTGGCATTGGTGATAATGTCAACATGGACATTGAAACCAACTATGATCTGATTAAGTTCTTCCACCAATACAAACCAGTTAACTCTGCAATTGGTAGAAAAAATCCTACGGTTGTTAATGGTTCTTGGGGTTATCAAGCTGCTCTTTACAGTGGTTCTACCGTAAACTATAGATTCCTTGGAGTCACCAGCAGCATCACGATGCCTGTTTCTGGTGGAGATCCGTCTGGTGTCGAAGACATGATCTTTGGTTTTAATAACCAAGTTCTCTTTGCATATAGATCCTGGTCTTCTTCCTCTAGAAGCAGCGCCACTAATGATGCTGGCGATGAGATGATGGATGCTGGTGTCATCTATGTCTCTGCTGCTGGTAACAACAACCAGTACATTGGTGTTGGACTTACTGATCCTTACAGACTGAATGGTGTCCAAGACGCATACTTTGGTGTCAATGATACTAGACCAGAGTTTGGTGGGCAGAGAACTCCTACATCTCACAGAGACTGGATGAACCCGCAGGGTATTGGTGCGGACCTTACCACTGGATATCATCCTGTCATCAATGTTGGTGCCATGGATGACTTTGTAGAATCTAACTACAAAGAAAGAAAAGCATCTTACTCTAACAGTGGTCCTGGTGTTGATATCTTTGCACCTGCTGATGAAACTCTTGCTGCTGGAACTAATGGAGTCTCTGGTTATACTGACTATCAGAGATATGATAATGGTACATTTTACGACTGTCTTTTCAATGGAACATCTGCTGCTGCTCCTGTAGTAACTGGTCTGGTTGCACTGTATCTGCAGAGAAATCCTGGTGCTACATCTGCTGATGTTAGATCTTGGTTGCTCAATGACTACGGTCTAGGTGTCGGTGTTGGTACTACTGCTGGTGGTGGAACGGTAGTTGCTGGTGGTAGCACACAGACTGGTAGTGATCTTTTCTTCGATCAGTATCCCTCTGCTGTATATGGTCAAGATGATTCTCAATGGTGGACTGGAAGTTTCAACCAGAGAACTGCTGATGGATCTGGTCAGATTCAAATCACTTACCTTGATGTAAACGCTGGTATTCTTACAGAGTCTGGTGGTATTAACGAACCCAGCATTGAGTCTCCTATCAATAATGATGTTGGTGTTAATACTGAGGGTCTGATTCTTAGATCCAGTGCTTACTCTGCTATCGGTGGAACCACAGTATCTGGTTCACTTAAGTCTATCGAGATGCAATTGTCTCGCCAGGCAGACTTTAGTGGTATTGATTGGGAATCAGATCCTCTCAACACGAACCGTGAGCAGACTGTTGATGTTACTCTGCTTGGATTTACAACATATTATGCTCGTGTAAGACATACATCTTTTAATGATGGTACAGCATTCACTGGATACACTTCTCCTTACTCTGTAGGTATTGTTTCTTTTGCTACTCTGGGTAATGCTCCTGGTGTTGCTGCTCCCTTTGTACTTGCTCCTGCTAATGGAGTTACCACACAACAAAGATTTGGTATTGAGTTAAGGTCTAGTGCATTTGTTGCTATTGATGGCGTAGCAGTATCTGGTACACTCAAGGCAGTTGAGTTTGAAGTTTCGGAAAACATTGGGTTTACCCAGATTGTCTTTACTAGTGTTGGTGCAAACAACACTTCGCTGTCTCAAGTCATCTCTGATGGTCTTAACTCTAGTCATACTTTCTATGTTAGAGTAAGACATCTTTCTAATGCCGATGGTAGTTCTGGAGTTGCTCATACTTCTCCTTGGTCTACGATCACCAATTTCACAACACCAGCAGCTGCTATTGCTGAGGTAGGAAGACTTGCTTCTATCAAAACTACGCTGACTAATGGTGTGGTTGAACCTGTTCTTCTGTATGAGGCAGATAACCTTCTCGAAGTTAGCATCGGTGTTGCAAACCAGAACGACTTCCGTTCTACATTCTCTATTGGTATCTCCAGTACTCCTGGATTCAAACAGAGTGACTACATTACCTACGGTATTCCTCTCGATAGAGGTGGTACGAGACTGATTGAGAAGGTCGGTGTTAAACCTGGCGACAAGATCTTTGTTGCATCTTTTGACCCGAATATCTCCTTCATCGCTTTCGCTACCAGAAAGTTTGACAAACTGAGTACAGACTCTGCTCTTGTCCATGGTAGAAGAAGATCTGGTACTCTTAGTTACAATCCTCCTTTCCAGATTAATACTAATCTTGAGTTCTTTACTGCTCTTGAGGATAGTCTCGTCACTATTCATGCTACAAACCAGAACTCCGACTCTACAGTTGGTATGTCTGTCGGTCTGTCCTCTGGTGGTGTAGCAGAGTTTACTGAATCTGACTACCTTGTCTATGGTTTGAGACTTGCTCCTCTGCAGGATGTACAGATCGATAACCTTGCTCTTGCTAAAGGTCAGAGCTTGATCGTTCGTGGTTCTAGACCCAATCTCACTTTCGTTGCTCACTCCGTACCTCAGGATCCTGGTCCCTCTGGTATTGGTACTAACATTAATGTTGTTACTAGTGGTAACATTACTGCTGGTGCATTCTTCGGTGATGGTTCTGGCATCACTGGTGTTGTTGGAACTGGCGCTGGTGTAGAAGTTAGAGATGATGACACTCCAGTTGGTACAGCATCCACCATTAACTTTGGCGAGAACCTCACAGTATCGCAGATCTCTGCTGGTATCGTTACCATCACTGGTTCAGATACTGTAGCTGTTGCTCAGACTGCAAACAGTCTTGCTCCTGGTGTGTCCATTGAGAGAGCAACTTATGCAGACTATGCTACAATTGCTGGACTTGCTACTCAAGCAACATCAGCAGCGACTGCATCTCTCGCTGACAATGCAACAACTGCAGCGACTGCCAATGCAATCGCACCCACAGCAACCATTACATCTAACAATGACATCACTGCTCCCAGATTCATCGGTGATGGCTCTCAACTGACAAACATTGTTGCTGCTGGTTCTGGTGTTATCGTCAAGGACAGCGGATCTCTTGTCGGTACTGCAGGAACAGTTGACTTTAAAGATGGTCTTGATGTTAGTGCTGTCTCTGCTGGTATCGTTACCGTAACGATCAATGAAGCACCGAGAGCAACCCTTGCTGGTATTGCATCGGAAGCAATCGTCGCTGGCATTGCTACCTACGCTACGCTCGCTGGACTCGCCTCTCAGGCAAACAACGCACTGTTTGCTAGCAGCGCCAGTTTCTCCACCCTCACGGGTGCTGCAGACACCGCTAAGAACCTCTACACAGAGTCTGAGAGACCCTTCAAGCCCCTTCCTGTTACGATTGGTACTAAGACAACCGATCACAGATACTATGGAATTGGATCGGACAGATCGATCAATGTTCAGGGTTATGAATCTCCTTATCTGAGATTCGAAGTCGGTATGACTTATCGCTTTGAAAATGCTGCTCAGCAAGCAAATTATCCTATTAGATTATACTATGCACCTGATGGATCTGCTGTAGGATTCGGAACCACAACTCCTGTCATCTATGAGGATAATGTAACTGAGACTGGAACTTATACTGAGATTGTCGTTACAGATACTACTCCTCAACTTCTGTACTACGGTGCTGGTATCGGAACAACCATGGGTAACATGGGCAATTCGATCCAAGTCTTCAACTATGACTTCCATAAAGTCAATAGAGTTGGTGAGTTCAAGAACCTTTCTGGTCTTAAGACCTGTACTTACACTCAGATGTTTGAAGGTCGTGCTACCTCTTGGTACATGAACAGCAATCTGGGTGTTGGTAATAGCGACTACACTCCTGGTGATCGTTCCCACAACATTAGTTCTCTTGTTCAAACTTCGACTGGAGTTTACACCGTGAACTTTGCTGATCCCATGAACGATACAGATTATGCAGTCATCGGTATCGGAAGTGGTATTAATGCCTTCCCAGGTGGTATCGTTGAGTTAAGAATCAGTGACAGAACAGTTAACGGATTCACCATGAGGGTGTATAATAGTATCCCAGCCCTTGAGGATCTTGGGGAACTCAGCATCGTGACTTATGGTGGACAAGACGGAGAGAGAACCTATATCTAAAGTTATTAACTACGATAAGGTGGTCAGTGATCTGCCCACCTTTGTTGTAGAAGCAGATAACTCAGATTTAAATTCTTATCTAAAAGAAATTATCTTACAGAAAAGATCTGACGATCCAGAGTATCTCGATACTCAAGAGACAGCAGGTCATTCTGTAAAAGCATGGCTAACAAAGTGGGATACCCTAGAAACTGACAATAGGTTTCAACCTGTTGCAGATTATGCTTTATTTGTGCTAGACTACATAATGAAGCATGTATTTGATACTCACGCAGAGTATAGAGTTGTTTCTCTATGGGCAGTAGTCATGGAGAAAGGCGATCAAGCAATTCCGCACGATCACTTTTCATCTTCATGGTCCTGTGTTTATTATGTTGATGTTGAGGAGGATGTTGCTCCTATCTTCTTAGAAGATAAAGAAGTTCATGTAAACAATGGTATGTTGGTCTTATTCCCTGGACTACTTACTCATCATGTTCCGCCAACAAAGGGAAGAAGAATCGCAGTTGCTATGAACATTGATAAAGTATGTCTACCAATGTAGAACTTCTAAAAGTCGAAGTTGAATTGCCCGTTTTTCAGACCATGTGGACTGAAAGACTTGATGAGTTCAAACAAATTATTTTGGATCATAAAAAAGAATTTCCAAATTCTTATACTGATTCTAATGTAAATGCCTCTTGGAGATCTGCTTGGAATCTTCATCAAGTTGATCCAAAATTTGATCCCATCACAAAATATTTTCAAGACCTCGCAGAGTCCGTTGGAAATCAATACTTCCATACAAATGGAATGTTTGATGTCATAAACATGTGGGCAATGACATATGGACCTAAGGAAGGAACCAAGTATCATTCTCACTTCCCCTCTTGTTTATCTGTTATTTTCTATATTGATGTGGAAGATAACGCCGCTCCTATCTGTATTGGAAATTCTTGTAGACCAGTAGAGAATGGACTTGTTCTCATTTTTGATGCAAGTATTCCTCACTGGGTTCCTGACGATGGAGATGGTAAGCGTATTGTACTTGCCGCAAACTTAGATTTTGTTCCTTCCCAGATAAGAGGGACTTGGAAAGCATATTAAAAGTATAAATTATTAAGAGGTCTTAACAAATCTATGTTCACCATCTACTCAATGCCTGGTTGCGGGCACTGCAGAAAAGTCAAAGAACTTATGGAAATCACAGACCAAAAGTTTGTGGTCTATACTTTGCATGAAGATTTTACACTGGAAGAATTCTCTGCAGAATTCAATACTAAATTCTTCCCACAAGTAGTTCATGGCGATCAACACATCGGTGGAGCTGCTGAAACTGTAGCGTATTTTAGAGAGAAGAATCTTGTCTGATGAATCACTAAATAATGATATCCACACAAATCGTGGCGTTGAATTTATTCTTAATGGAGGTAAGAGGAAGGAAAAACCAAAAACTTTCCAGTTAATGTTCGGAAAGATGGTTCGATTCCTCAGTCGGGAAGTCCATCTTTATCTAGAATTTTCACTGGATGTAAGAAAAGACAACCCAAAAGGAGAATAAAGATGCTGGCTGTCAGTTTAGTTGCAGGGTCGTTTCTAGTAGTAGGTGCCCTGATTGTCGGATGTATGCTAGGATGGGTACTAAGAGAGTACATGATGTATCATCATGACAGACATGGACCCACTCAAGACCTTCATCCCGAAATGTATGATGAAAATGGCAACATTCTCCCAGATTCCCTAATTGCCTTCCGTTTTGAGAATACTGACGAAGACTACGACGACGATTAATCACTAATTGAAAATCATGAGCAAATTGCCACCCCATCCGCTGCAATCCGAAATCCTGCAAGCGGTCTCTAGCGCCAAAACCAAACCACAAAAGATTGCTTTACTTAAAGAGCATCGTTCCCCTGCTTTGGTTGCCCTCTTTGTTTGGAACTTTGACGAAAGTGTGAAGAGTGCTCTCCCTGACGGAGAAGTGCCTTTTACTCCAAACGATTCTCCCACCATTGAGAGTCAAAGTAAACTTGCTAGTCAGTATCGGACCCTTTACAACTATGTGAAGGGTGGTAACGATCCACTTAAGCAAACTCGTAGGGAATCACTCTTTATTGAGTTGCTAGAGTCTCTTCACCCCGATGAGGCAGAGATTCTCTGCCTTGTTAAGGATAAAAACCTCAGTAAAAAGTATCGCATCACTCACAATGTTGTGAAAGAAGCGTATCCTGATATTGAGTGGGGGAATCGCGGTTGAATATAAAAATCATCCATAAAGACTGCGACCCATCCGTTGCTGATGACAAGTCTCTACCATATACAGCATATTTGGTAGAGTATTATGAAGATGGTTGCAAGAAACATGATCTAGTTACTTGTAATAAGAAACTAGATATCTTTGACTACTATTGGGACAAATATAGAGAGGGGTTGATTAAATTTACTCAGGCTGAAGGTAGAGTCAACCCTAAACTCTGGAGTCCTCCTAAAAAAGGAAAAAACTGAGCAAAATTGACCTTTAGGTTCAAAATATCGGGAAAAAAAATCCCAGGTATTTTTTGATCCTAGGGGTTTTTTAAAATTGTATCACATTTTACAAAACTACTTGCATATATATCATATATGGTCTATAATAGACCTATCGTTCATCCCATTCGCTGTTTGCGAATAGCGAATGAGACGCAAGTAAGTCGCGGAACGGAGCGTTCATCCTATGTTATCACTCGCTTTGATTTTCTTTAGTCATGTCCCAGTGGAGAATTATCTTCGCTGTGAGGACTATGAATGGTTGAAGCAAGGATTGGAAGAGACAACTCTTTTCACTCCCTTTGAGAAATCTGATATTCTCATCCACTGGATGAATCATACAGATCCTCATTGTTTTGATAGCAAGGACGCAAACGACTGAAGGAACGGGAGACTTAAAACTCACCCATCCTTTAGGAGACCTACAATGAACACACTTACTCTCATCAAGAAGCAGATCGAAAAAGCTAACGCACTTCATGATGCACAAATCTCTCACACCGCATATCGTGGCGTGAAGTTTGAGTGCAAGCATGGCGTTGCTGACGAAGTACATGGTACTTTCTGCTATCGCGGTCACACTTACAATAAGTGATATGGACTATCGATATCACTCAGATGATATGGATAGTGATAACAGACCACCAGCATGTTACCAACTAACCTATAGGGGGTGTACATATTGGTCTTGTTATCGAATTCACTTAAGAGAGTACTTTGAGCAATTGCTCGAAGCACAACCAATCTATAACAGAAGGGGTTGACACCCCTTCTTTTTTTGTGTAGAATTGAAAAAACCTATTTTTCCATGGACAGACAAGTTTTAAAAGGTTTGGTTCTCACTCTCAAAGCGATTGTTGAGGACTTGGAAGCAGAAGTTTTCTCTGATACTTCTGCATATACTTCAACGAGAAACACAGACTACGACGAAGTTTTCACTGACGGAGATGATGATGGATATCCAGACTGATTGGCGTTATAGTGATCAGAAAATGAAACTCAGACAAGAGTGTCTGAGCATTCTTTTGCAAAAGTTTGGATCTGAGTTGAATCCTGATGGGACATCTAAATATGGTAACCAGAGTATCTACGAGTGTGCCCATGACTGGGTATCTCAAGGAAATATGATAACTGCAGGTTTAGTTAAGTACTACGAGGTGTACTATGCGGTACAAGGATACAATTCGTCTAACCAAGGAGGCACTTAAGCAACCTTGGTTGTATACTGAAGAAGAATTAATCTATATGCGTAAAGCCAAGAAAGCGGCAAAGCGCGGTCTTAAAATGAAACAAATGAGGGAACTAGATGCAAAGCGTAAAACTGATTCAAGCGACACCGAATCCTGAAGAAACCATGGCGTATATCGCCAGGGTCTCTAATCCTAAAAATCAGGATAATCCGAGTTTTGAAGGATTGCTGAAGTACTGTATTAATCACGGACACTGGTCTGTATTTGAGCAAGCGTTTATGACGCTGGAAATTGAGACTACCCGTGCCATTGCGGCTCAAATTTTGCGTCATCGTTCTTTCACATATCAAGAGTTTTCCCAGCGGTATGCTGATTCTTCCCTACTCTCAGAGGCGATCCCAGTCCCAGAACTTCGTCGTCAAGACACCAAGAATCGTCAAAATTCTATTGACGACCTGGATCCTGAGTTTGTA